ATCGGCTCGTAGGCTCCGTTACCCGTTGGGGTAACGCTGAGACAAACTGATTGATTTGCAAGAAAAATCTTATCTTGCTGTAACCCTTACTTTCTTATATGCACGTGTTGCACGAGCCGACGACGACGGCGTTCAAAGACATCGTGGCGTCTCTGAGCGAGGCCGACACACGAAACACTCGAAACGGAGCGACAAAAGAAAATCTCATGGTCGTCGTTCAGAGCGACGACCCGCGCGATCGATGGCTGATGCGTGAGAATATCAACTGGGCCTTTGGATTGCAGGAGTGCTTCGCGTATTGGAATGGTCTCAATCCCGGCTATGTCGAGCGCTATAACACTCAGATGAAAGAGTACATGTACAATAACAAACTACATGGCTCGGCGTACGGTCGATACTTTCGTGAGTTACCGAACGACCAGATTGAGCGAGTCATCACACAGCTGCAGACGTCAGAGTACACTCGACGTGCAGTAATCAATCTGCACAACTCGTTTGTCGAAGACTACGACGGCCCGGATGTTGCGTGCACGGTGTATCTTCAGTTTTTCATCCGAGATAACGAATTGCATCTGACTGCGAACATGCGCTCACAGGATATGCTGTTCGGATATCCGTACGACACACAGGCGTTTCAGTGGCTGCAGGAAGTGATCGCCGGTATTCTTGATGTCGATTTGGGGACCTACACGCACGTCATGGGCAGCTGTCATTATTACACTGACTTCGAAGAACAGATACTTGACACGATCTCACACTGCACGTCCTATCGCATGCCGGACTGTACTCTGATGAGAGGAGAGCTCGGTCAGACGATGAATGCCATGTCCGACGCACTATCTCGAATTCGAGATGGCGACGTGCCTCACACACACATATTAGATGTCGCGCGTACGAGTCAGTTTTACGCCGAGTGGCTTATTATGATGGCTGCGTACGAACAGTCGAGATTTCACGATAACCCGAGGGAAGCCAAATCGCTTAAACGGCATCTCGACATCGAGCCGCTTATCGCTTTCGTCGAACGGTCATTGTAGCTCGATATCTGTACGGTCGCTCGTTTGTGAGTCTCATGTCGGTTGCGATGTAGTCGCCTTCTTCGAGCGAATCGCTCGCGTCAGATGGCGGAATGATTTCGACAGTATTTGACTCGTCTCGACTGTTGTCTTTGATAAAGTCGTCGCCGTCTGGAACACTGATTTCGGCGGACGCGTCTAAATATCGAAGACTCTCGATAAATACGCGCGATTCGACGCGTCCGAGCCACATTTCGATATCGTAGGTGTCCTGTCCGGTGTTGTCTGCGACGCGAAGCGTGTTTGGCTGAAGTCCGCCTTCTGATAGGTTAAAATACCAGTCACTGTACGTGACGTCGTCGCTTCCATAATTATCACCATATGGCGCGGTTCCGTATCCGACGGTGCTGCTGTCGTCGTTCGAAATTTCGCGCGGTTCCTGTCGAGTGAAATCGATTTGGACCCTAATTCTATTTCCGGACGAGTCGGATACTCGCTCGTCGTAACCATTGACGAGATAGTCACTGCTCAAAAACGTCGGAACGAGCTCTCGAGGCGGCGACAGTGTGAATACGTTTCCGTCGTCCGATCTGTCAAACGTCGTCCAGACGCCGTCGGTGTAATCGACCTTTTCTAATTCGCCTTCGTTTTGACTGAGTCTGCGAAGTCGTGATAGATGCTGACTCGGACAGATCCAGGTGAGTGTCAGTCTATCGTGCTGTAACTGAATATCCGTCACTCTGACGGTTTCGGGCAGCGGAGTGTTGTTAATACGCCACTCTGGTGTGTCGGTTTCGGGCGCGAAGACGAGTGTCGCGTTTTCGGTGTTGACCATCAGTTCTTGATGATACCGACGTTGTCGACGTCGAGCGAGTCGCGAGTATCTAAGTCGATGCGTTTTGCGAGTCCGCCCGTCCAGAGAATGTGATAGGCGGTTCCGTTCGTATTGCTCACGAAGTTGCCCAACACGAAATACGAATCGACAATTCGGGATTCGTCGGACACGTCAAACGTGACGGTCTGATCGTGTTCGGACTCCCAGTTTTTGTTTGCGTTTAAGCTCGACGTAAACGACCCCTTGAATCCGACACTTTGTCTGCTGTACGATTGACCGCTCGGCTCGGTGTCGATGTCAGACACTGTCGCGTCGTCTGCAAGATCGTCGTCGTTGTCGCTGTATAGACCGACGTCGATGCTTGGCGGTAGATTCGCCGAGTCTTCCCATACGTATCGTGCGATCAGCTCTTCGCCTGTGTTTTTCATTCCGTGTGCCATCGTTACTCTCCCTTGCTGAAGTGAATCTCTTTGCCAATGATCTCTACCCAGTTGTCCGCGTCGACAGTGACACCGTCGACGGTCGTTCCGGACTCGGTGTGCACGATAATACCTGCCTGATCTTGCGTTTCGTCGTATTGATGAATTTTCGAATTATCGCGCAATTCGTTTTTCGTGTTTTCTTGAAAGTCCGGGACTTTCATTTCGCGATTCGAGAACGTCGCTCGCCATCGCTCGCCTTCGTTGTCGACGATATGCTGTAACTTGACGATTCGCAAATTATCGTCGAGCTCGTGTCTGTCGAATTCGATGTGATACGTGTCGCCCAGCTGCGGATCGACCGAAGCAGATCTGCTTTCGACGAGCGTCATCTCGACCTGTTTCCACTGATTTCGAATGACACTGAGAAGCGTGTTACCGTACTTCGTCAGTAGCTCTTCGTTTCGAGTGTCACTGAAGTACGCGCGACGCCACTTTTCGCGGCCGTCGAACGTATCGAGACTCACTTCGACGCTCGTGTTGTTCGCCCCGATGACTCGTAGATGTGTCGCTTCGTTCTCACCGGTGTTTTCTTGAACGTTGACTTGCCCTGCGATGACCTGACTGCTCGGCGTCAGAGTCGTATTCGTTTTGTCATCACCGAGCGACGTGACGTAGTCGACCGTTTTATCGGGATTGTAGAGTATTTCGCCTTGCGTGATATTTCTGACCTTGCGAATTTTTAAGGCTTGGGAGGCGTGATGAAACTGAAACGAAAGCGTGTCATCGTCGACTCGTTCGACCGTGCCGGCGCTGATTTCTGGCGACGCGTCGATCGCGTCGTTCACGATGGTGTCGTCGTAGTCCGTGACGTTTTCTTTTCCATTTGACGGTTTTCCGTCACGTGCGTAGCGTTCAAACGAGTCGCACAGTAATTCGATGATGGTATCGTGTCGATTGATATCTCGAAGAATACCGCCGAATTCGTCGGTGTTTTGGACCTCGACGAAGATTTCGTCGTCGTTTTTGCTAAGCGGTATCTTGGTGCCGCCCGATGATAGCAGCGGTGACGACCCGATGATACGTGCATCGGATTGTTTGTCCAACTCGTCATTCATTCTGACGGCTTCGACGTTCCGAGTCTCGTACGTGTCGCCGTTTGCCTTCTCGACTCTGACTCGTGTCATTCGTCTACTCTCAGTGCGTCCCTGTACGTTCGTTCGTTTTTGGACATCTCGCTGTTCAGCCTTCGGCCGTCGATGGCGACCGATGCGTCGACATTACCCATAAATCGTTCCGGAAAGGTCGCGCCGGCGTCGGGTGGCGCGTTGCCCGAAGACTCATTTTGCGTGTCAGATGTCTCGGTTCCGTCGACTGCCGCACTCGCAGACTGTGGAACCTCTTCGAGTGGTCCGAGAAGCTGCTCGCGTAGGTCACATGGGCCTTCGGACAGTGCGGATTGTTCCATCGTGCGTGCCGTTTTGTCCGTGTTTTGTTCTATGTTTTCCCATATTTCTTTGTATTGTTCGCTGTCAGTTCCGATTCCGTCAGGCATCTCGTAGTCTCCTGATGCTGTCGGAGTTTCGGATTGACTCTGAGAGTCGTTTTCGTTTCCAGGCAGTAATGACGGGTCGTCGTTTCGTAACGCACTACGACGTGCTTCACGTCGCTCCTGTCTCTCACGAAGTCGCTCTTGTCGGCGTTCTCGCATCTGCTCGTTCATCTGAGAGATGTCACTCGCGAAGTTTTCTTGCGCCTCGACGGCACCTTCGAAGTCGCCTTTCGCGAGACTCTTGAACTGTTCCTTGCCCATTTTGACGGCTTCGTTTATGGTCTTAAATCCGGTCGCGACGAGGTCGATGAACTGCGCGAAACCGTATCCGAGCTCTTCGAGTCCCTGTGTAATCCGAATTTCCCACTTCTCCCAGATGCCAATTTGTTTACTGAGTTCGTCGTCGGTGTCGGACGTGAGCTCCGTCAGTGTATTCGTTATGTCACTTGCGACGATGCGCGTCGTATCACGCATGCCCAAGAAATTCGTGGCCCACGCCGTGCCAAGCGTACCGATCGCAGCAGCGGCGACCGCGATGCCGCTCAGTATCGGCCCACCGAGCGCGAACATTCCGGCGAGACCGGCAGCTGCGATTCCGGCGATCGTGAGTGTTCCCGCGAGTCCATCGGTCGCTTGATTTAGATTGCCAAACGCGGAGACGAGATCGGTCGCGTCCTGAACGAGATTTCTGATCGCAGGCGACATGTTTTCACCGGTCTCGACACTGACGCCTCGAATGCGATTTTTGAGTATTTGCAGTCGTGCGTTGAGCGTGTCTGCGGCCAGTTCGTATTCTTTCTGAATACTCGTTCCTTCTTCGAACGATTTATTGGACGTGGCGAGCGCGTTTTCGAGTCCTTCCATGTTCTGCGCGAGACCACCGAGGGCCTGACGAGTCGGTGTCGCGAGTATCTCACGAAGCTCGTCTGCAGCCTCGCCGTTTTCTTGAAAGGCGACTGCCATTCGCCGAATGAGCTTGAGCGGCGCCTCGTCACGAATATCGGTAAAGCGCTCGGTAGTCATTCCGAGCGCGCCGGCGAGCTCTTCCGCACGCTGCGGCTCCATCATCTGCTGTGCGAGTCGTCTGAGACGTGTGCCTGCTCGACGTGCAGATTCGGACACTTCGTTGACTGATGTAGTTAACGCGAGCATGTCTTCGTCCTGAATGCCGAGCTGATTCATCGCGGCTGCAGATCGAAGCATCGAATCGACGATTTCGCTCGACGAGGTCGCGAAGTTGTTGCCGAGCGAGTTGATGGCGCTGCCGAGATTCTCGACTTCGCCGGACGTTACGTCAGTCAGTGTAATCAGCCTTGCGAACGCTTCACCAGCTTTGTCGTTGGTCAGGTCCGTGGCGACTGCCATTTGCGCGACAGTCTCGGTGAAGTTCGCGATGTTCTCCGAGCCCTCGATGCCGAATCGAGCGACGTCCTGTGTCATCGATGCCAGCTCTTCGCGTGCGACTGGCATCGTGTTCGCCATATTGTCGATTTCTTGTGTCAGCTCTTGAACGGTTTGAGGATCTGTCACTCGCTCGACGTCGACCATCGCGTCTTCGAACGACGCGGCGCTACTGACGGCTACCTGTGCGAGCTTTCCTGCGAGCACGGTCAGTGCACCGGATGTCAGAGCCGCTACACTACGAAATCGACTCATCGAGGTGGACGCGCCGTCGAGCGCCTGATTGAATCCACTGGCGTCTCCGGTGATTTGCACTTCCATCTCGTTTTCGGTTCCCATTCCTGTAAAGACCATGTTATCGAGACTCCGTGAATCGTCGACGTGCCCTGTCTTTTGACCGTTCTTTGATGCGCTGACGCTCAGAACTCTTGCCCTTTCGACTCTGCATTTTCTCGTATTTGACCTTGCCTTCTACCAGTCTTCGCTGTTCCGAGAAGTGCAGCGATGGTTGCTCGGTGACGTCGTATCCGAGCTCGTGCAGCATCACTTCTGTTGCTGCTTGTCGTTTGAGTTGCTCGCTTCGTCTACGGCGTCCTCTGCGATCTGATCGACGAGTTCCGGATTGGCCTCTCGGACGTCTCCCATCATCTTTACCTGTCGCTTCATCGTCGTCGCCTGCTGTTCCTGCACTGCCGAAAAAACGTCTTCGCCACTGGAATTCTTTAGTGCCTGGTTGATACCTGCAACGAGGCCGTACGGGAAGCGCGCCCTGATATCATCAGGACTCACGTCCGTTCCTGGTCCTTCGACCACGTGTTCGTTCCACAGTTCGGCGACTCGTTCTTCGTCATCAGATCGTCCTTCGAGCACGTCGGCGTACTCTTCACGTGCGCCAGCGGATACTGGAACGACTTTAATCGCCTTGTCCGTGCCAGGAATCCGTTGTTTGACGGGAAGCAGCTCACCGTCCGTTCCTCTGCTGATGCCGAAGTCCGTTTCGGACGCTATTTCTAGTTCATCGCCGTCGTTCAGTCGAGTCATGAGATTGTCACACCTTGTCCCTCGATCGTAAAGTCGACCTCTTTCAGGCCCTGCGACGATTCTTCGGCACCCGACGTTCCGACGACGACGGCGTTGTCCAGTTCGAGATTACCGCCGTCCATCTCCCATCGAAGCGTGTTGTTCGTCGTCGTGAGCGAATCGACCATTTTGTCGAAGTACTCGACCTCACCGAACAGCGTGCCGGATGCTTCCGGAAGTCGCTCACCGGCGACGACGAGCGGTCGTGGACCTGTTGTCGTCGCGTCCTCTCCGACGTTGTTTTCGACGCTGACTTCGACGGTGTTGACCTCGTCACCGAGCGGCGTCGCGCTTGGTCTGTCGATAGTGTCGCCTTGCACGATCTCGTAGCTGCTTCCGATGGCGCCCGCGTGCGATCCGCCACCGAGCGCGGGCACACCGAGCTCGCCTTCGTCGAAGTCGTAGCTGTTCTGACCGCGAATGACGGCGAGATCGTCGCCATTCTCGCTGACCGTGACGTCGCCTTCGGTCTCGGCATCGAGTTCGAGCGCGTCGATGTTATCGAACGACGCAGTGGTCGACTGCGAATTCGTACCGTCAAGTTCGACGTCCTCTGTCGTGTTCGCGCCTTCGTCCTCGATCGTCAACGTCTGCGACGTGTCGTTTGACGAATTCGAGACGACGTCGAGCTCGGTGTCAGTGCTCGGCTGATCGACCTGAAACACTTCTGCCTTGCGCGCCATGTAGTCGAGCGTGACCATGATGGGCTGCGCGTCGGTCGGATCGCCTGTCAACGTCACCGTTCCGGGCTTCGCGCCTCTATACACGATGTACTGTCGAGTGTCCTTGGACGTCGAGCCATTGACGGTGTTCGATCCTTCGATACCATCCTGTTCCATTCGACGAACGATGCTGTGCGAGTTCGGAATGGCATTGTTCGAATCACGCTGCAACGCGTCGTACGCCGCATCGAGTGGATTCGAATTACCATCGACGAACCACTGCTGCAGATCGTATTCGACCGACAGCTGAAACGATCCGGTGCCGGTAAAATGCGCTTTGAAATCGGGATCACCGAGACCGCGCTGGCCTTCGGTGCCGGGCGTGATGTCTGGCTCGAAACTTCTGACGTTGTCGGAGAATAACAGCCACTCCGGATTCTCCGGCGCGTTACTTTCGGTCGTCTCCCTGACGAACTCGAGTCGATACTTTCGAATTCCGCCTGAGTATGCTTTACTCATGTTCAGTTATCGTCGGACAGTGTTCGATGAGCAGTTCCCCGACGTCCTCTGTCACTTGCGTCGCTGCGTCCTCTTCGATGTCGATCGGATCGTCCATGCCCGGAATCTTGAAATTCCGAGTGGGCGCGTTTTCGTCTTCGATGTACATGTGGCTACTCAGCCTGTTGCGCACACAAGAGCTGACCGTGGCGTACAGTCAGTACAGTAGAGCGTGCAGACCGAGGCGTTGGTCTGTCACTGCGGCGCGCGTCGTCGTTTGTACGTTATCGGCAGCAGATACTGCACCGTGACCGGATCTTCGTCCTCGACGATCATCTCGGCGCTACCGGGACCGAGCCACTCCAGATCGTCCTGATCGAGCTGATTGTCGACGATAATTTGCCCTGATGTTTCTTTCATTCGATACGTCGTCGACTTGACGTCATTCGTACGATCGTAATTATCGTAACATCGGCAGTAGACGACACCTACCAGATGCTGAACGCCGCCTTTCCCCGTGGGGTCAATGGCGGAATAACCGGTTTCGCCGCCATTGAGGGGACCTTCTTCCTGAAACACGATCGCGATTTGTGGATCGGACGAGTCCTCTCGGTATTTACCGGTGTGAATGTCAGGGTCGACACTAACATCGTACGCGTTCCAGTTGCTTCGAAGCAACTGAGTGATTGTTAGGACGGGATCTACATCTCGCGTTGACATCGTGCCCTAATGAGACCGCCGTCTTGATCGTCAGCGACGAGCACTGAGTATGTTTTGCCGTCGACCGTGAACTCGCTGACAGGCGCTTCGTCGTCGACAGTCACTGAATCCTTGACGAAGAAGTCTACGTCGACAGTGTGATCTTCGCCATCCGGGCCGTGTACGACCTCCCCCTGATTGAGTCTGTCGACTCGTGCGGTCACGATCTCTTCGTGTTCTGTTTTTTGCGCATCACCGTATTCGTTTTCGGTTTCGAACGAGAATCGCGTGATCGTGACATCACGGCCGTGTCGTTCGAGCATTCGATGTCTCATGAGATTCTCTCGGCCTTGATGCTTTCTTTGAGATCGCCCGATCGAACCTTTGGATGCGCCGGATGGGTTCCATCGGAGCGACTCATCGACGCCCGAGCGGCGCTCGCGTTCGCCTTGGCCTGCTTCTCGATCGCGAGTGCGAGTCGCCCGATGAATCCGTCCATGTCGTTCGATTGTCGAAAGATGCGCTCGGCTTGATTGTTCGTCACGTCTTGAGCAGCAGGGAACAAAAACGGATATGGCTCGTGTTGACTCGTACCGAATTCCAAATACACTGCGTATTCGACGTCGGTGCCGACGACCCAGACGACCTCGTTTGGCATCGTCATTTCCTGTAATTGGTTTAACACGAATCCGAATCCGTTGAGATTGAATCCAAATGGTGTCTTGGGCATCAGTACATGTTCCTGCTGTCGAGCGCACGAATGTTGGCCCGTTCCTTGCTCGTGCTCGTAAGCGTGTTCGTCGGATCGAGCGCGATCGCTCGCTGACCGTACTGCGTTGCTTCGAAGTGTCGTCGAGTATTTCCTTGATAGACGGCACTCGAGTCGCCGATTTCGTCCTCTTCGACACGAGGATCTTGCGCGGATAGCATGTGCTGTGCCACGAGCTTTTCGATGAGTCTCAGTCTCGTGTCACTGATGCTGCTATCGATATTCGCGATGTCGTCGACGATTTCGCTCGCGATCTCGATCCAGTCGATGATCGCTTCGGAATCGAGATTCGTGTCGATCGTCGTCGTAACGGCCGACTCGGTAGTGCGCGTCATCTGCGATCGTCGATTGCCTCCTGGACACTGTCACGGTCGTCTATCTCGGCGAGTTCGTCGAGGAATTCGTCGGCGTCTCCGTCTTCTATCGTGTTGACGACCGTCTGCCAGTGCTCGTCGGCGAGCTCACTGGCACGCTCGTCAGTCTCACTATCTGATTCGTTGTCAGACTCGTCGACAGGTTCGAGTCGATCGTCGAGCGCGTCGTACACCGACTCACGAACTTCGATGACGTCGCCTTCGACGTACACGTCGCCGGCTTGCCTGACTCGACCGTGTGTCACTCGACACTTCATAGCCCCGTCATCTCGACGATACCGGACTGGCCGGTTCCGTCGGACTTGATCTCGGGCGCCATCGCGGCCATGACCTTGAAGTGATTGGTCATACCGGAGCCGCTCTGCCACTCGACGGTCTGAACGTCTTCGGCTGACGCGAGCTCGACGACGTCCTGTCGCGGATCGACCATCACGGCAGTGCCGTCGTCGAGATGGGACGCGCGTCGGAACGCGCCGATCTCGGTGCCGAACTCGCCCTCGAGACGCTCGCGAACGGTCAGATTGCCGTCACCGTCCGGATCGATGGCGGCACGGAATACGCGCCACTGCTCGGGCGCCATGTACAGCCAGAAGCCGCCGCCGTCACGCTCGTCGTCGTCGAGCTCGTCGAGTGCGTCGACGATCGTGGCACGAATCTCGCTTGCACCGCTGCCGGTGCGTGACCAGTTCTCGCTCGCGGCGACGGTGTTTCGATCCGGATGGGTCGTGTAGCCGTACAGCTCGAAGCTATCACGATCGTCGCTGACCTGAGGATTCCATCCGTGAAACAGAATGTCTTCGAGCGTCTCTGTGACCGCTCGAGTCGCGTCTGCGACCATGTCAGTCCGAAGGTCGTTGTTCAGACGACGCGACGTGAGTAGATCACGTTCTCCGATGCGGAAATCTTTGTGCACGATGGGCACCGGAACGCCTTCCGTAGAGTACGTCGCGCGGTCCTCTTCGGACTCGGTCTCACCGTCCATCGAGACTTCGGCGCCGGTCATCTCGTTCATCGTCTGCCACAGATCGACCTTCGTCGCGAGCGAGATGTCGCGAGTCAGGCCTGCACTCTGAAGGTCCGAGATGCCGACGAGCTCGCCTCGATACACTTCGACCATGCGGTCGGAGAGCACTCGCCATTCGTCGTCTTCGAGTGTCGTAGCGTTTGCCGCGATCTGCTTGCGTTCCTCCTGATTCGCCATGAAGTAGCTCAGACCCTCTCCGAACGCACCGGAAACGGCATCTGCGCCACCAGAGACGTTAGCTGCGTGACTCATGTTAGATCACCTCTGCGCGAACGCGGACTGCTTCAGCGCCACCGCTGTTGTCGACTGCTTCGGTCGCGACCATGATGGCTGCGTTGTTCTCCTTGTCGGTCCCGTCGGACACGCGCAGCGCACCGGATCCGTCACTGACGAGCAGATCGTCTTCGGTGACGTTTTCGCCAGCCGCGAGCCACATGTACGCCTCTTCGCCTTTCTTGAAGTGACGGAACTCCGCGTGCTCGTCGGCAGCGTAGTCGTCGTCGATTCCGCCGCCGGTGTGGGAGTACTCGAGCGCGACTCGCGTCGGAACGGGAACGCCCTCGTTCGACTGTGCGCCGAGCTGACGGGCCTCGTCGGCACCTGTGTCCTGACTCCCCTGAACTTCGACGAGCTCACCGGGAGTGATCGATTCTTGCGCGACACCATCCTTTACATCACGACTTGTATCGTCACCGTGCAGCAGAATAGTGCTTGGAGTTGTGGTTCGTGCCATCATTCGAGCTCCTTGGCCCGTTCGCTCGCCGACAGCGCCGGCATGTCCTCAGTCGACGACGCGTTCGCACTCGCGCCGCGAGTGCCGACGAAGTTCGCCGGTGTCTGCTCGTCGTCGAGTTCGTCGGCGAGCACCTCGAGTGCGTTCGTGTCGAGCTCGTCGAGTTCTTGCTCGTCGCGATCCGTATTGGACGACACTTCTTCGACGAGCCCCTCTCGATGCTCCTCTTCGTTTTTTGCCTGCTGTTCTTTCAGCTCCGACACCTCGTCGCGAAGTCCCTCGATCTCGTCGAGCAGCTCTTCGTTTGCGTCCGGTTCGTCGCTGCCGTCATTACTGCTGCCCTTATCAGACTCTACAAAACGATTGTAGATCTGGTCGAAGCAGTCGGTCTCTTCCGACGGCAGATTCTCTTCGTCGAACCCGTGATCGTCGACGAGTTCTTGCGTTTTGTCACTCATTGTTGATTCCGTGTCGGATTCCGCCGACTCGTTCGATGTTTGTACGTCTAGTCCGAGGAACGACCTGACATTTCCGATGAATCCGTCATCGGAGTTTCCGGACATCGCGTTCTCGAGACTCTCCGGCTCGATCGGCGGGTCATCGAATTCACGATTTGCTTCCTGAAGGACGCTTAGCAGTTTGCTTTCGTCCGATGCGTCGCTTCGAAATCGAAACGCCGAAGCGACGTTTCCGGCACGCAGATTGCCGTCAGCGTCGACGAGCGGAAACGACGATGCGGACTTCGTGTTTTCGTCGAACACGTAATGATCGTCGAATTCGTCTTCGGAGATTGACGACTCGTCGAGACTGCCGTCTTCCGTATCGGTGAATCGAATACCGTCGATCGTCTTGTTGACAGTCGGCGTGTCCATGTGAGTTTCCTCGCCCATCGGGTCCTCGTTGAACTCATCGGGGTCATCGGTCGCGCAGACCATGATGTTTTCACTCTGCGCGCTGTCGATTTCGTCGATTTTGCGTTGTGCCCACTCGACGCCTTCGTCGCCACCCCATGCTTTCCACATCATCCAGCCGCAGTTTTCTCTGCCCTCGTCGCCCTGCTCCTTGTTGTCTTCGTGTCGTGCGAACGACGCCATTCGACCGATGACGTCCTCGCTGAGCGACTCGCCCGACGCTAATTGATTCGCACGCGTCCAGCCGGTCTGACGTCCACAGTCGTTCGGATTGCCAGTGTCATCGCGAGCATCGAGCGCCATTTGTGCGTTTTGTTGTGCGGCTTCTGGCGGCACCGTGTCGACGTCATCAGGAACGGCGTTCGCAGCTGGCGCACCGGCCATACATCCGTCTTCTACCGAGCATCGGCCAGATTTATTCGGAAGTATCGCTAGATGATCCGGTCGAATGTTGCCTCTGACTGTATCCCGATATTCGTCGTCGTACGTGCCGGGCTCCAGTCGGTCGCCGAAATACGACGTCGACACTGAGACTTCATTGTCAGCTTCGAGTTTGTTCAGTATTTGCGTCGCATCGCCCCCGATGTCTTTTGCGTTTTGAATATCGAGCCAGATTTCGCCTTGTAGCGTGTCGTCCTCTTTCGTCGCATTGAAGAAATGACCCAACCACGTCTTTTCGGCGACTTCGGGCGAGTTCGCCGACACGATGTTTCCATCGGCGTCGTGTGGATGATTGAGCGTGATCGGCGTGCCATTCCAGGCCGACACTGACTTTGCGATTTCGGCTTCCGGCACGTATCCACGATGCAGATTCATCGCACGCATCGCGGTGACGGGCGCCACGAGATGCTCTCTGCCGTTTAGCTCTCGTCGTTCGACAGTGTCGATGTCGTTAAGTACCAGTTTCATCGTCCTGAATTTCTTCGACTCGCTGCTGAATCTGTTCGGCTTGATCGATGCTCGACTCGACGGCGTCGGTGCCGAACACGACATTGGCCCAGACCAAGTATAGATAGCCGATCGCTGCGGCTATCGCGAGCCACGCGACGTCGGAGTTCAGAATCGGTGGAACGCTATCGAGCGACGGTGTCGCGCCGCTCATCGTGTAATTAACGGCCATTCCTAGTGCGGCGATTCCGGCCGCCCAGAGTACCATCAGGGGCGGCACGCCGACTGCGACGATAATCGCGTTTTTGACTGTCGGATGCAATTCGACTGACTTGCCGGTATCGGTGATGTCATTCGAGCTCATTATTCTAGTTTGATAAGTTTTCCGTCAGTGTTCGCTGCATACACACAACCGTCTCCAGGCAGCACAACATTCGACGATTGAATAGCGCCATACTGCCATCGCTCGCTTCCGTCGCTCGTGTCAAACGCGTGTAACGTATCGTTGCTTGTCACGAAGTACACAGTGTCGTCGGTCACGGCCGCCCCGATGTTGACAGTAGACCCGATAGTTCCGTCGGACCACGTTTGAGATCCATCATCGACATCGTAGGCCAAGAGCGCGTCGTCTCCGACGATATACACGTTCGTACCATCCGAGACTGGTGTGAGCTGTCCTTGAAACGCTTCGACGTCCGTGTCCCATCGCTTTGATGACTCCGAATACCCACCAAGATTGTCGGAATCCGCCGCGAAGAAGTAATCGCCATTCGACGAATCCTCGCTTGGAATCGAGCACACACCACTTTGATCTGCATAGGTAGTGCTATAGGTCTTAATTTTGGAGCCATCGGACACGTCGATGAGCTGAAGGCCTCTGTCGAACGTCGATGCCCATATCGTGCCGAACTTGACACAGAATCGACCGATGTCGTCGTTCGTAGACTGATACCACTCGGCCGTCCATGGATGGTCGTCCTGGCCGCTCCACGAGACGAGCTGAAGTGCTCCGCTATTGTTCCCCAGCACTGCCCTCAACGGATCACTTCTGCCGTCGACTAATGACATGAACCTGCTATAGTTACTGTACGAATAGACTATGTCAAGAGAATCGTCGTATACTACGACATTGTCTCCGGTCGCCCACACTTCGTTTGACTGTGGAACGACCATGATCTCACCGTAATTGTGATTGTAGCTCGTGTTCGACGCCACCAACTCGCCGGTACCTTTGTCGACCTTGAAAATACCTTGGCCAGTCCCGATATACACGCTGTTCGTGTCATCGATCGGTTGACCTCGGTACGCGTCTCCCGATGGCATCTCGGATGCCGTCCATGCGACAGACGGAGACGACGTGACCGATGACATATTTGGATAGTATCCGGTATTAAATGCGTCACCCAGGAACTCGTTTCGTTTGTTGATTGGCCCCGTGCCAGATTCTGCTACGAGCTTCGCGTAATCAAACTGTCCTTTGATACGGCCAGCTCCGACGGCGTCTACGACCCATCCGACGCCGCCCGAATCGTATGACGTGTCGTCGCCGCTCACGGTCGCGATCGGCCCCCCGAGCGGTTCACCGTCCGCGTCGGTTTCGTACAGTCGTCCGATTATCGTCGGATCGTTCCACTGCACTTCCCACGTGAGCCATTCGAATGCGTATCCGGAATAATCGACCGACGTCCTGTCGATCGTCGTGTCGTCTGCAGGGTCCTCGTTGTTTCCGACGCCTAACACGAGCTCGTTGTTCTGCATCAGTGCCTGAAGGCCATACGCATTATCGCCACGGTTATTACCTTGACAGCCGAACAGGAAAATGAGTTGTTCGTTTTCGAAATCGAATCTAAAGTTCGCACGAAAGATGTCACCGCGTCGCGGATACGCGTTGAGTCCGCTCGTCGACATAATTTGATAGGTGCTTGCGCGCTTGGCCTCTCCCTCGAGATATCGATCACCGTCAGTGGCCAAATCGGAATCCGTTCGCACGCTGAACTCATTGCGATATCCGCGATACTCGTCGATGTTTCCGTCTTCGAACGAGTCGATGATGAGACCTGCTCTACTGCCAAGTCCGTTTCCGGACTCGTATACGAGAGCCGATTTACCACTATCTGTCACTTCGTTGCCACTCGCGAATACGTATTCGTTTTTGCCATGGCTACCGACGTTGATCGGCTCGCCGTTCTCGAATACGAATTCTGATTTGCGTGTCATTATTGTACTGACGGTCGGACTCGACGATTGGCCTCGCACAGTCGAATCGTGTATCGACTGTGATTTTTGTATCCTGTTAACAGCGGCGGCAAGTAGTCCGTTCCGTACCAGGACACCTCGTCGAATTCGTCGAAACGGCCATTGTGCGAAATTCCACAACAGTGTATCGTCTCGTGAATCACTCGATTGACGCCCTCGCGACCCTCGCCACCGCCGTAGGGCGTGATGTGATCGGTCGGATCGAAGCCCCATTCGTCGAAATGCGACGGTCCGTTGACGAATCCCGAATATCCTCCGGCAGCACCGGCGCCCGAATCGACGATGAGAATATTCGCGTCCTTGGCCATGGTGCAGTCGTCGGTCCAGATCCAGTTGTCGAAATCTTCCTGTGTCGCATGTTTGTCGGGCACCGACTCGGTTCGAACGGTCACGTCGACATCCAAGTCGAAGCGTTCGCCCCAGGCGTCCAAAAGCGCCCACTCGAGATGCGGCGCGGTCTGTCGACAGGCTTGCAAGCCTAAGTTGGTGTCGGCGTGATAGAGTCTCACTTCGATAGTGCCCGCAGGATCATCCGGTCGAGATGGCCATGGCACGGGATCGCGTTCTGGCGGCCACTGAATGCTGATGTCATCGTCTTGGTCAGATTCTCCATCGCCGGCGGCATCAGTGTCGTGTACTGGCGAGAGCGACCGCCAGAGACGGCTAATTCGCATTGGTCCTCCGCGAGCTCTGCTGATTCATCTTGATCATTATTTTAAGGTTCGTGTGCCAGGCTGTGTTTAAAGGTACCGAACGGATGCATCACTGTGCTACGTGGCCTTCGAGCGACAGCTATCATAGCTCTCGTGGCGTTCCGGCCATCACGCTCCAATCGCTGCTCGGCTGGGCTGATATGTCAACGGCCAGGCGGTACATCCGTCACGATGGCGACACGACCTCGCGGGCGTTGCATCACGCCCATTCGATGTGAGTTGAATCCTTAATTTCCTGTAATTTACTCTGTTCTTGCTGGTGTATCGCGCTCACTATAGATCAGTTGGACGTAGTAATCACGTCACCGCTCACCGTCGAATTAGTATTCATAGATACACTTCCGGTTCGGTTAGGAGCCACCAACCCGCCAAGAACGTGATTGTAGTCGGAAGTCCCAACATCCTCAATCCCGTATTCCTGCATGGGGCTGCTTAATCTGTCGTAAGCTTGCACCCCCGAAACGATGTTGTTCTTCGACCCATAAGTTGACCCATCAATTGTTATCTCATCAAACTGGATGCCAGACCAGTCTCCAGCTCCGTCCCGCGAGTTTTGCTTTACCGTCAATCCTGTAAGGTTGCAGTGGGTCCCGCCGAGGAGGTGGACGCCAGCTTCGGCACAGCCGCTAATATGGCCGCGAATTGTGTGGCTCGACCCATCGTTTCCGTTGTAATCCGACGGCTCGACAAGCTCCACGATCACTCCACTATTTCCGTACGTGTCTTCGATATCAACTTCAACATCGCAGTCGCGGCCACCTAACAGATGGACATACCCATTTTGCATAACTGCGTCAACGTCGCTGTCGTACCCCTCCAGCACGACTCTGGAGGTTGTCCCTGTGTTATTGGACCGAACACTAATCCGCGACCAGTCAACCGAGGCATCGGTGAGGTTGATTCCCAGCGAGTTCTTCCCAAGGTTAACACCGTCAACTCTAAGACCCTTGTGACGCAGCCCCGAATCAGTTCGCATAAATAACAAATTTGAGGACGACGAGTGCGTGCAGTCAACGGCCTCAAAGCCATTACCGGAATTGCCGCCGCTTTTCGTGAATAGAGTGATGCGCCCACTAACAAAATCACACCCGTAATGCCCGCAGTTGAGCATTGTTCCAGACCCTCTGCCCCACTGCACGTCACCTTTATGAACACAGTCATGGAACTGAACGCTGTTAGGGGGGCCGTCGAACCGCAGGGGGCCATCAAATGCAATCGCATTAAAGTTGAGATTTGTGGCGTTCGGAAGGTCGAGAATTCTGCCGTCAGATGATGCCAGCGTCACGTCACCGAAACCCTGAACGTCGATATCGGTGAGGTCGGTGTTGTAGACGGGGATCGTGTGCGTCCCGCTCCCGACGATCCATACCTCGGCTCCGCTGTCAGCCTGTGCTTTGTCGAAAGCATCGTGGATAGACTGGAGCCCCGAGATAACCTCGGATGCCTGGTAAACGGCATTTAATTTCTCTGTACTGAGCGAACTGACGCCCGTAATATCCGCGTCCTCGAACTGCCACTCGTTCGCGGACTCGTTTCGACGGAACACGACGGTTCCGCTCGAATCCTTGACAACGAAATCGCCGTTGTCTTCGTCGATGCTCGCACCCGCCGGTAGCTCGAAGGACTGTCCTTGTACGTCGTTGCCATTCGCGTCCATGATTATTGCATCTCTTGATACCCGTTATGAATCGCTTCTTCGACCAACTGCTGTAAGTCAGCGTCCGGATCCGACTCACCGTGGTCTCGCAGCGCCTGTAACATCTCCTCGTATGGCCCCGACAGTTCGATTTCGAGCGTCATGCCAGCGTCACTCCGTCCGCTTGATTCTCGAATCCGAGATCGTCGGCAGTCTCTCTGAGTGACCCTTGCATCGACTCGACCTCGCCGATTTCTCCACGAACCTCCATCGACACTGATATCAGCATCGACTCGTCTCGCATTCGCATCGACACGCTGCTGATAGTGATATTGCTGTCCTGATGTATTTCTGCGAGTTCTTCGATAATCTCTTGCGCGCGCTGTACGTCGACCGTCTGTTCGCCGTCGTAGGTAAGTGTGTGCATTATAGACTCACGTTTTCGATGAGCTCCCCAGTGATTTCTAAATCGCCAGTCGTCAGATCCATCACCATACGACGAGTGCCGTCGCGCTGTGTGATGATGAGCTGGTCGTCTGTCTGTGCATCTCTGCCGGCCCCAAACCCTATACCGATAATACCCGACGCTTGGACATCCTGTATCGACCTTGCACCGAGCCCGGTGTTCCTGTCCCCCATTGTCGAAAGGTCAGACAGTGACTCACCAGATGCTGATTTGTATCCTATTGCCGTGACGTATGCACCCGTATTATTACGACCAGCTTTGTCGCCTACAGCAGTGAGTCGTTGTCCAGTATTATCCCTCGCCGCAGTATATCCTACTGCGGTACAATCTACCTTTGTGTTGTTCCTTCCTGCTGCGTATCCGAGTGTTGTAGTATAATCCCCGGTGTTGTTATATCCAGCGGAGTTTCCGACCAGCGTGGTTCTTGCTCCCGAGTTGTTTACTCCTGCGAAGTTCCCCATCGCAGTGAGAAATCGACCCGAATTCGATTCCGCTGTATAAACTCCTACCGCCGCAAGATTACTGTTGGTGTTGTTACGGCCCGCGAAACAGCCAACTGCTGTGAGGAAATGCTGTGTACTGTTTTTTGTTGCTCCGTATCCAACGGACACAGTAAGCGCATCATCAGTAACATCTGAACCGAGCACTCGTGCTCCGACACCGACAGCGACATTGGACCCTTGTTGGAGATTACCGTGGTCGCGGCCGTAGGCGATTGTGTCGTCGCCGGTGACGGTGACAGACTCTTCCGTATCTAGCGCCCCGACGTTCGTTACATCGTTGCTATTGGCGTTCCACTCTCCATTTGTGGCGTCCCACCGCAGAGCGGTATTGCCGTTCGGGTCATTGACGACGAGATCGCCGCTGTCCTCTTCGACAGCTGGCGAGTATCCGTTTGGAAGGTCGAGCGACTGCGCTGCTGCCGGTGTGTCTGTCGAGCCTAGATTTGCCATGAATTATTTCTCCGCGAGAACGATCGTCGCGCCGTCGTCGAACTTTGCCATGAATGCGTCCGTACTTTCATCGTACCATCGAACGACTCCATTGTCCGGCGCCGACGGTTCCGCCTCTGGCTCGTATCTGAGTGCCGTCGTTAGCTCGTCAGAATCGTCGAATCCGTGTCGTGTCGCGTGATCTCGAGCGTGATGGTCGTTGGCAGTGACTGTCGACTGATCGATGCCATCGTGATTGATATCGGACTCGTCGACTGTGAGATTGTTCGAGCCGTCTTCTGATAGCAACGCCCCTGCAAATTGCGCCGGATCGACGTTGATGACTGCAGTGCTACCGAGACTGACGGTACCGCCGCCGGTGAGACCGTCGTTTGCGTTGACAGTCAGACTGTCACGCTCGAGAATTGCTTGAGGCACATAGCCGTTTGCACCGCTGTAAACGGTATTACTGCCGTCTGTAAGGTCTTTGCCGTCGAGGTCACGGTCGAACGCTTCGTCAGAAATACCTCGTCCATCCGAGGGCACGATGTCGCCAGTGCGGTTCGCATCAGGATACTTATCGTCAAAGTCATCAATTATCTTGCCGCCGTTGAAGGCCTGATACGCGACGTTGTTCTGGTAGTCCCAATTGCGTATTTCACCCCCCTCGACTTGCATCCGGCCGTTGCGTAAGCACGAGAACCCGATGTTTGGGTCATTTACCTGCCCGTCATAGATGTTGTAGGCGAGATTGATTTCTCCGGAGCGCAGATATGCAAAGGCGTAATTGGACCCGTACATATAGCAGCTATAGAAAGTAATGCCAATCGATGATGTAACCCACGGCATTCCGTCGAATTCGAGGAACTTGATATTGACACCGCTAACGCCTTCGATGTGAATGTTTCCGTCGAATTGTTCCATCCCTGCCGGGTCGTCGTCGCCTACCGCACCGAGCTCTGAATCGCCGAGAATTTCTAGACTGAATTCTCCGTCTTGGTATATCGCGCCACTCCTATTTGTTATCTTGAGTGGCGTGTTTGTCGGTGTCGAGTAATCACCAATTTGCCTGATTTGTACTTGCGCGTCGCCAAATCGAGGCAATTCTTCAAGTGCTCGCGGATAGGACGCGAACGCATCTGATGCAGATTGTCCGCCGTTGTCATCGTCACCGTTTGCCTGATCGACGTAAAAGACTACATCGGTGTCTCGACTCGTCTTGACACCGCCGATTGTCGCTCTATCTATGTTCGCGTCACCCCACGATTTCGACGGCGTGCCGACGTTGCCGTCACTGTCAGTCTTCGGAACAAGGTCTTGGTCGAACTCGACATCGCTTGCCTTTACCGTCACTGTCTCGCCCGACGCGAGTTCCAAAATGATGTTGTCGTTGCTATCGGTTTCGATTTTGCTATTTGCCATGTTAGCACCCAAGAACGAACTCGCTGTTTGTCGTCAGCTCTAACGACGCGTTCGATTCGAATCGAATGGACGATCTTCGCTCGGTGCCGTCGATGATTCGTGTTTCGCCACTTCGAACAAGAAGTCGTGTGTTGCAACGCTCGATTCGCATCATCGACACGGTCGCGTCCCGTCTGTCGATAGTTACCGTATCGACCATTAGCGATTCACCTCGGCCTGAATCGTGACCATCTTGTATCCGTCGTCGGGAAACGTCGCTTCGGCACCTGACGAGGTCGTGACGACCCACTCGGCCCTGTATGTCCCTGGTTCGTCGGTGTCGCCTGACTCCCACGCGTATTCGACGACGCCGCGCGCCGCATCGACTATCGTCGTTCGAGCATCGACGACTGGCGGATCGCTCAGTGCACCGATGACGATGTCGACACGCTGCGCGTTACGAAGGTCGTATGGCGATCCGTCACGTTTCAGCGTCGCCTCGATAGCAGGATCGAGATCGCCCTCTTTGATCGTGTAATCGGTCATACTGCCTCCGCGACTACGGACCCCGAGTTATCGATAGTGATGCGTCGTCGAGTGCTGCCGTCGGGACTCGTAACGATGAGGCCGGCTCCGTTTCCGAGTGTTTCGAAATCGGACGCGTTTTCGTCAGCCTTATCTTTCAGGTATCCCTTGTATCGCTCGTTTCGGTCACGGTCAGTCACGATAAGTAGGTCGTCGGTCTGGGCATCACTTCCGGCGAAGTTCCCGATTGCAATCAGCCCCGATGCTTGATTGTCTCTGATGGCACTCCTGCCGATGCCGATGTTATTACTGCCCATGGTCGAAACGTCTGACAGTCCGTCACCTCGTGCCGCAGACTCTCCAATCACTGTGACACTGTCACCAGTGTTGTTCTTTGCTGCGTCCGTGCCCAGCGCGAACACGCGATTGCCGTCGTTGAACTGCGCGGCTTTGTACCCCATTGCGAAGGTATAGTTACCGGTGTTCTCTCGTGCAGTAAACTGACCGACAGCAGTAAGAGCTCTCCCGACATTGTTCTGTCCACACGAATTTCCGACAACCGTCGTTCGATTGGCAGTGTTATTCTTTGCCGCGTCGTAGCCGATAGCAGTCACGTTGTCGCCAGTATTAGAGCTAGCCGCACTGTATCCCACAGCCGTCAGTCCGTCTTTCGTATTGTTCTGAGCAGAACTAGCACCTAACGCAGTTACTCTATTTCCGTCGTTAGATTTAGCCGAATTAAGTCCTGCTGCCGTCAAAAAGTTGCCACTGTTATCACCGGCCGAAGCAGCTCCGACTGCCGTAAGATAGTTCCCTGTGTTGTCGCCGGCAGCACTCGTGCCAATGGCAGTAGTCCCGTATCGCTCATCATTTTGTGCTGCATTATGTCCGACGACAGTCTTTGCCGGATCGGTTCCGGATGTCACACCGGTCGCGTCTTCGAGCGCTCGTGCACCGACACCGACAACGACGTTTCGGCCTTCGACCGTTGCTCCGTGATCGCGGCCGAGCGTGATGGTGTCACCTTGCGTGAACGTGACAGATCGATCGGTCGCGACATCGCTCGCGACGATGTCCTTGTCTGTCATTGGACGTGCACCTCGTACGTCTCGCCGTCCGTGTTCGGATCGGCGTTGGCGTCGTTATCGCCAATCGTAACACCGCCTGTCGACTCGACGATCAGTTCACCCTCGAACGCGAACGTCGCAAGTGCGCCGTCAGATAACCCGCCAGCATACGCGTCCGACACGTTGCCGCCTGACTCTTCGACGACGACTTGCTCGAATCGAAAGTCGGTCGCAAGCGTTCGGCCAGTCGTTCCGTCGCCAAAATAACTGAACGACGTGCCTTCGAGCAGTCGCCAGTTACTGCCGTCCCATCGACACATGGTGCCGTCCGGAAGCAATCCAGTTCCGTCGTGACGCCGCAATTCACCAGCGGCACCCCCCGATGTCGACGTCAGATCGGCCCTCGGAATGACCACCGTGTCGCTTTCCCACGCGTCGTCACCGGTATCCCATCTGTATAACGTGTATACGTCGGTCGCGTAGTACAGCTGATTGTTGTACGTACCGCTCGACGGACGGGCACTGAGCGATCCGCGTCCGATCGTGTTCTCGTCAGCGTGCTCGACGACATCGGTGTGATCCCATCCGGTGTCACCCTGATCGTACGTGTCCAGGCTGAATCGAGGTGTGTTAGACGCCATCGATGTCCTCCCGTCCGTCGACGTCGTCTTCGGGCGAGATGCCGAGTTCTTCCTGTCGATTTGGCACCGCCAACGGATCGATTTGATTTTCGAAATCGATATTCTTTCCTTCAGCCATGAACTCGAACAACTCTTTCGGCGTTCCGATCAGATCAGTGCTGCCTTGTGGCGAGATTTTCTTAAGCGCATCGGCGCGATTGTCCATAACCTCGGACTTCTCGACCTCGTTGAGTTCGAACAGATTCGGCCAGTGAACGGTGTATCGGTCGTTAGACGGCTGCGGCAAAATGCCATATGATACGAATCTGTCGATAGTCGGACGTAGTACACTCGGCTCGGCGAATCGATTGCGTCGTGTATCGACCCGGCCAAACCACGTCGCGCGATCTTGCGTCGACGCGAGCTCGGCCTGTTCGGAACCGACTAACACCCGCTTTGGAATACCAGTTTGTCCCGAGATGGTCTTGTCGATCTGATCGATAATGCCGCTCGGATCGACTTGCTGACCGTCGATGAGCTCGATGTCAGTGTTGAACGTCTTCACGTACTGCTGCATGTCATGCACCAGTCGCTGGACCTCGCTGTCGAGTCTGTCTAGCTCGCTATCGGGTATGTCAGCCGAATTGTTGCTGTCGATGTCGAACTGATACTTCGGCGCGGCTCCGGTCCAGAACATCTCGGCAGACGAGCCGAGCACTTTCTCCCGGTCGATCAGTCGATTGAACACCGGCTTCAGACGAGGCTCACCGACGATATCCGACTCGAGTTTTCCTTCCGCGATATGAATGAATCTGGTCCAGTGGACATCGCGAATGTCGCTATCGCTGTCGTCGTCGATGTCGCCGAAATCGACGCTATACTGAGTGGGTTTGTTATACCGTTCGTCCGTCGGATCCATTCCGGCGTCCTTGCCGAGAATCCAGCTTTCGACGTGATCTTGAGCGAACGGCGTGAAAAACGCGATGTCTTCTGGGCCACTCAGCGCGCTCTCGTTGACTTCTTCGTCTAGCGGTTGACTGTCACGAAATCCGACGAATAATAATCCGTATTCACCGATGCCAGAGACGACGTCGACTCTTCGAAGATAATGATAGAGACGCGTCTGCTTCGCAAGTCTGCTAAATGCTTCTTCGAAGTCACTCTCTTCGTCTTCGTCTTCCGGTCGTGTGTCGTCGACGACCGTCGGCGCCTCTCGCCACGTGTCGTTCGCAGGCAGCTTGATGACGCGGTTCGCAATGTCCTGTCGCTCGAATCGTGCGCGATAGTCCTCTTCGTCGATCTGACGTGGATATCCCAGCACCTCGTAGATCTGACGGTCACCGCCATACTGACGGCCAAGTCTCCGAAGCACTTCGGTTCGAGAACTCGCGCTCGCGTCGTTCATCACGAGACGGGTCGCGGTCTCGAATGCCTCTTCACTGTATTCGCTTCCGTTCCAGCTAACAGTGCTCATGATTACCACACCAGTTTCTGTGTGCCGCGATCCTTGGCAGGCGCGTCGGACGCCGCCCAGACGGCCATATAGGCGGAGTCCAACACGTCAGGCGACTCACCAAGCGCCTCCTTGACTGCATCTCGGGACGTCGCCTTGAGCACCGTAGCATCGCGCGAGTCGTAATGTTTTTCTTCGAATTCGACGTTTCGTGCAGCCGCGAGCATCTGGCGTCTCATCGTGCGACTCGAAAACGAGCCGCCATCTCGCAGAAACTGACCGAGTTTGTAGAGTCCTTCAGTCCAACGATCGTAGTATTCCGTGTGTTCTGCGGCTTCTTCTCCGGATCTAAATCGAATCGTGTCGGTCCAGAAGCTACTGACCCTGTCTGCGAGTCCGGACCCTTCGCCTTGCGCGTCGATCGCCATGGTGACGTCCGGCCAGTCCTCGACGTAATTTCGAATCATCTGTTCGTTGACCGTGTGATCGACGCCATTCCACGTGTCGTGACAGACGATAGAATCGCCGTGCACGGCACAGAGAACGTTCGAGTCGCCGCCCTGTCGGGCGACGTCGACGCCGATTCCTTGCGCCGTTGGCGTCGTGATTTCGGCGTCTCGGTCGTACGCGTCTTCGACCTGTGCGATCGTGAACGGCCGATGCGTTCGAGCGCTATCCGGTGGAATGACGCCTGCGCGACGACGATACCATCTCGAGTCGAGACTTTCACGCTGCTCGTGCGCGTATTTCGCCTCGTCGTATCCAGGTCTCAGAATCTCGAGCAGCTCGTCTCGGCTGAGAATACCGTCGTCGAGCCGGTCGTTCAGCACGTCTACCCCAGGGTATTCGCCGTCGAAACGCCGCTCGAACGTCTCCTTGGCCTGTGGCCAGTGCTCCGCGTTCCATATTTCCCAGTCTTCTGCGACGGTCGGCAGATCTACCAGTCCGGGAATGTGTGTATCGTCGATCTCGTCGGCATCGACCTTGACGTTGTGCGACTCGAACGAGCTGAACTGAATGACCTCCCATCTCGAATCGGGTCGTTTCAGATCGTAAATAATGTTCGCCTCGTCATCTGGCGGATTGGCGACTGCGATCATTCGATCGTTCGCGTCAGTGATCGACGACCCTGCCGAGTCGAAATGTTCCTCGCTGATGTACTCCTTGTCAGCTTCTTCGATGACTACGAGCACGTCGGATGCGTGACGACCCTCGAGATCACCCGGATCGCGCGGCGCGACCACCTTGAAATACCACTCGTCGTCGATTTCTATTTTGGGCTGATTGCCCTCGTAAATTTTGCCAGGTAGTCCGTGTTCCTCCTTGAGGTCCTTAGCCATCGACTTCATCGGGCGCCACATCGTGTCGACGAACTGACTGTACGAGCCGGACGTCCCTAATGACGTGCTATCGGAATTCGTGTATAAAAACGCATCGCACAACGACGCGACACTGAATGACTTACCGACGCCGTTACCGCTGATGATGAGCACGCGACGATTGTTCGCGACCGATCGCAGAATTCGCCTTTGTGTGTCGGCGAGTTTCAGACCGAGAAAGTCTTCCGCGAATCGAATGTATCGGTCCTCACCGGTCGTGTAATTGGCGGGTGCTGCGCTACTCATCGGACTCGATGAACTGACGCCACTCGACCTCGACGTCGACTTCGTCCGGCTCCTTGTCGATGGCGCCACGACGCTCGAGCCACTCCGCTTCTTCCTGAAGCACCTCGACTGCGCCTTTCCAGTCGCCTTGGCGCATCAGTTCACGCTTCGCCTTTTCGAAAACGGTGTAGTTGTGCCCGGTGTGCGTGCCACCGAGAACGTGCTCGTCGACGAACTCGGCGATCACGTCGAGATCGTAATACACCTGACGTCTGCTGATATCGAGCTCCTTAGAGATCTTCACTTTGTCGATGAGCGACGGATGCCCTTCTTCGTGGACTCGCTTGTAAATGTACGCACGCCGCTGCTGTGTGTTGCACTCGGTAAGATCGTCAGGGAGTGGAACCTTTGTCAGATCGTCGCCGCTCCATGATGCCATTATTCTGATACCTCCTTGAACTCTCTGATCGGATGATGGACGTCGTATTCTTGGCCGATATGATATCCGGCGAACAATTCACCGACAAGTATGAGAATGATTCCGAGCGCGCGAAGTCCGAGCGGATACGCCGCTGGCAACACGCCGTTTCCCGAATGAACGAGCAACACGCCGCATCCAAACAGGAAAAACATCATTACGTAGTACGGCGGCACTCGACGACCGCCGACGAGCTGCAGATATATCGCGATGCAAATCGCGACGACGCCAGTGAGTTCGCTCAGCAGCGCGATAGAGAACACGTCAATCATTGTCCTCCGACGAGACCGTTAGTGTGTAATTGTCCGGTAATCGATTCGCGATCATGTCGACGCCTAACATCACGCCAACGAATGCCAGAAGCACTACTAATCTGCCCGATGTCAGTGTTGAAGCCGTAATAAACGGATCCGCGACGACCAACACGAGAACAACGAACATCGTTGCGAATGCTAGTATCACCCTGGCTGCCTTGAACACTTGCA